GCGCCCAGGCTTGTCAGGGCAGCGGCCGCGGTGGTGGCTCCGGTTCCGCCCGAGGCAACGGCCAGGACGCCGCCCAGCGTGATGGTGCCGCTGGTAGTGATTGGCCCGCCCGAGGTGGTCAGGCCTGTCGTGCCGCCCGAGACGTTGACGCTTGTGACGCCGCCGCCCGTAGGTCCCGGAGGACCGGCAGGCCCGGTGGGGCCGGCAGGACCCTGGGGCCCCTGCAGACCGCCGGTGCCGAGTGGCTTGGTCATCCCGGTGTCCAACCGAGTGATCTCGCAGACCGTGTAAATCTCATCAACCCCGGTGATCGAGGAGTCGGTGCCAAGGTGCGATGCGCCGTCGCTGGTGATGTAGTACTCCAGCCGGTACACCGTGTCCTTGTGCGGCGTGATGCGCACGTTGGTGTGCAGGTACTGGCTCTCCTGGTTGGTGACGTCGTCCGAGGCGCTGTATCCGATCACCACGCTGTTGGTGACGTCATACACCCGCATTCGGGTCTCCCGGGTATGGTGGAACGGGCTGATCACCCGGATCTGGTAGGCACCGGCAGCCAACTTGAACTCGCTATTGGCCAGGTCGAGGATCAGGCCGCTCGGATCGCTTGAGACGGTGTTCAGGTCGCGCTTGGTCCACACTGCAGCAACGCCATTGCCGCCCGATGTGCCCGAGGCCTTGCGGTCCTCAATGAGCGCGACCTTAAGAGTCAGGCTGTCGACGTCCTTGCGCAGCTTGTTGATCAGGATCGTGCTAGTCTGTGAATCGTAGCTCATTGCTTGGACTTCTTTCGGATGATGCGTTGGGCCTCGTCAAGGCTGCTGGCGATGCCTAGGAGGCTGCCTGCGGGGCCATAAATGCGGAAGGAGCCCTTGGCCTTGCCTGGGAGGGCTCGGTAGCCACCGGCAAAGGAGTAGGCCCCGGGCATGGCAGAGTCGGGCTGGGGCATATAGCGGAAGTCCTCGGGCTTGCCGTACACCGGGTTCTTTACAAACACCGTGTTGCCTACGCTCACAGCCTCAGAGCCACCGATGACAGGCTGATCAGTGCGCTTGTCGTAGAAGAAGGCGTGTTCCTTCGGGTCCATTCCAACTGCCACATAGTTGTCCAAGTCAGCCGGTATGGATCGGTCAGCCATGATCTTGCCGTCGACCGTTGCCACCGGGAACTTGGCGGACTTGCCCTCGTAAATCCGCTGCACGCCTGGCTTAACCACAAACTTTGGGTTCTGCAAACGGGTCACGGTATCGTACCCAATGACCTTGCCTGGGCCACCTGCAGCGCCATCGGGCTCATGCACAGCAACCACATATTTGCCCGTTCTAAGGAAGGCCGGGATGTCGATGCGTGCGGCCACCTGTGTGCCCGGCTTGATGCTTCTGGCAGCACCAAACTTTGCCTTCTTCTCCGAGCTCAAAGCATCGACAGCCTCGGTGTCTGTAGGCGGGTTGGCGAAGTCCTGATTGCGGCCTACATCACGCTGGATTGTCTCCGGCATATACCGCTTTGGCTCGATCACCGAGTACATCCTGCCCACCGACTTGGGTGCAAAAGGCTCGACCGGAACCACATCGGTGAGCTCGTAGCCGTACTTCACGCCGCCTTTCTTGATGTCGTAAGGCGATCCGGGCGCTACCAGGTGTCTTTCCTCGTCGCGTCGGAACTCGGCCTCGTCGCGGTAGACAATCGGCTGCTTGGCGACAGTGGCATAGCCCACCACCTTGGTGTCTTTAATGCCTGTCCTTACGAGGCCTATGCGCTGGCCCAGGACGCCCTGCATGGCGTTGTTCAGTGTGTCCCGGGTCTCAATGGTCTTCTGGCCATTCAGGATCTGCCCAGTGAAGTCCTGGGAGAAGTCGTTGATGTTTACAGCCCGGGTCACCTCACGGTCGCCGGCAGGCATATTCCGAATGCCGATGGCCGCCGCAATCTTCTTGGAGGGCACCGCCCACAGGTTCTCCGGGTCGTAATTTTCGATCTCGGTGACCTTCTTCAGGCGGATGGGATCCTCCATGCCGTCGTAGGGAGCACCGTAGATCCGATAGCCCTTCTCAAACAGATCCACAGCCTCGCCGTAATCCTTGACGCTACGGCCCGAGGCCATGTCCGAGGCAGGCATATAGCGCTGGCCCTCAACAGAAGCGCCCTCGTCCGGTGCTAGGCCTTCGTTCCAAGTCCAATCCGGCATGAGTCCGGTCTTCTGCGTAGAAAACACAGTGTCCTCAAGTTTTGCTGTTCGATTACGTTCGCCATGAGGACCGTAATTTAACCAACTGTTTTGACCGCGGGTTTCGCTAGTAATTGCTGCTATGGCCGGCCCGGTAAATAACCGGACATGAGCTTGCCATGCATTTTCCTCGCCTCGCGCTCGGAAACTTGCGCCTTCCAATCCATGTCCAAACGCATCGTGAACAGCTCGGAACAGATCGTTTGCCACTACAGGATGCATGACGCCACGCTGATCTGGCCATGTGAGCCCGGTTGGCTCTAGCATTGGGTTGTCTTTAATTTCCGCGCCTGTAATGCCTTCCGTTCCGTAGCCGTCATAAGTGCCATATACAGCCATGCGTTTATTCGCACGAAGGTCACGCATCGCTGCCGATGGATTCCCCTTATAGGGGTCGCTGGATTGGTCAAAGAAAGTAAATTCGTACCCAGCTTTAACAAGTGCCTGATACTGATCTTTTGTCTGGCGGATCAGGTCTGCGTAGGCCTCCTTAACCTTAGGGTTTTGAGGCTCATGTTTCATTGCCTCATACGCATCGGCAATGCGTCGAGCTCGGGCCTCGTCTACTTCGACGTAGACGGCTTGTCGCCGGTGGGGGATGCCTGCGGCCTCGGCATAAGATCTCGCAACATCCACGAGCCCCGGGGCTGGCCCGGTCGCACCTGTGACAGTCGGCGCACCATCAAGCGGCGTATAGCTTCCGCGTGGTATCCGTCCTCCTCGGTCTCCTCCCTGTTCGGGTCGTCCTTGTTCATAAAGTTTTTCTCCCTCGCCTGCTGGCATGAAATACGCCAGTCGAGAGGGGGAGTCAATTTGCTTTCGTTTCCATTTCTCGCCTGCCTCCGGCGTGCTTCCGTACCCGGCAGCCTTGTTTGCTTTCTGCGCTTCGCCCAGTTGCCGGTCGTTCAAGGCAGGCAATTTGTCGAGCCCAGGGAACATGACCTCATGCGGCTCAACTCGTCCCCGAATGCGATCCCAGAGGGTCCATTGAGCCGGGAAGACAGCAACGCCAAGCTCGTTTGCCCGGCGCTCGTTGATCTCAAGTGCTGAACGGTAGGAATCCGACATCACCTGGAAGTCTTTTGGAGTCTCAACCCACTCCACCGACTTAATGTTCGCCGGAGCATTCGGGTTGATGCCGCCTTTCTTGGCTATCAGCGTTGCCTTGCGGCTGCCCATAGCAGCAAACACGGCCTCATTGACAAATTTCTGGACGCGATCAGCACCGTAGATTTGCGCTTGACCTAGAACGTCATCAATAGTTTTTGCCCGAGTTGCCGTTGGGTCTGGCAACGAATCCAAGGTGGATGCCATTTCGGCTTTGATGCTCTTGATGCGTTTATCGTTTTTGGCCTTGAGCGTCTTGAGCGTTTTCGGGTCGTCCTTGTTAATCTCCTCAATGCGCTTCCCTTTTTCCTCGGCATTTTTGAGCCGGCGATTGAAGGCCGATGTGGCTTCTTTCGACTTCTTCAGCATCGAATTGAAACGGTCGACAACGATGCCTTCAAACCGTTTGCGGAGCTCTGGGTTTCCAAGCAGCTCCTGGCCAAAGATGCGAGCCATGTGGCGGTCCATGGCCGATATGGATGCCTTGAGCGGATCTTGCCACACAGATCCAAATGATCCTGTCTTGGTGCCAAACCCTTTGATTTGAGTTGTTAGCTTGTCGACAAAGTCTGCCCAAGATTCGTTGGATTTTTTGACGAAAAAGTCTGGGTTCTTGGTGAACAACCGAGCGGCATTTACGATGTTTGATATGTCTGCGGTGATTGCAATGCCAAGGCCACCCTTGCCAGCAGAGATGAACCCTAACTCCTTTTTGAGTCGTTGGTTCAGCTCCTTCAGGTTTTCTTTAGTCGGGTTCTCTGGGTATAGACTGGCAAATTTGCGCACATCTTCCATCGAACCAAACCGCAATCGTGCCATCCCCATTTCATTGGGAAGCAACGGAGCATTCGGGGAGAGCATCCCGAAGACAATGGAGTTAAAGCTGGAAACCTTGTCCCCAGGTGTGGGAGCCATTGTCGCCGCCAGCTTGGCCGTCAGCTTGGCGTGCGTGGTCTCTGGCAGGTTTGCTACGTCGACCGGATTGGTTTTGAGCCAGAGGAGATCGTAGTACGTGAACTTGCCCTCAAGGCCGCCGGGTATTCTCGCAGGATCTCCAGCCACGTCCGAGGGGATGTTTGTGATTTCTGAAAGAGGTCCAAGGTTTTCGACGCCGAATGCTTTGCCGTATTCCTCAAACTCCTTTGGAGTCCAGTCTTTCGGTTCTTTGCCTTTGAAGTAGATGTTTCCATTTTGATCCCTTGAAACTCCTTGAGCTTCAAAAGATGCACGCCGGGGAAGACCTTCCGCAACTTGTTTTCTGGCCGCCTCCTCTTCAGCCGGCATGAACCTCACATCCCCCGCTTGTCGAACCGTCCCGAGTTCTTGCCGGCCTTCTTCTCGGCCTTGCGTGCGACCGAGAGCGCTATCGCCACGGCCTGCTTCTGCGGTTTGCCGGCCTTCATTTCCCGGGAGACGTTGCTGCTGACGGACTTCTGGCTGTAGCCTTGCTTGAGTGGCATCTGCTTTCCTTTCTGCTTGGGTTTGGGTGTCGTAGATCCCGATCAGTTTGCCGTCGGGACCGTAGAGTCGGTGCTTGGCGCCGCTGATGATGCGGTAGCCTTCCTCGGAGTTGATGACCGATTTGTCGCCGATGGTCTCGGCAGGCATCCAGCGCTGCTTCGAGAGCTGGTAGGCTTCCTCGGAGAACTTCGCCTTGAAGTCCATCGGAGACATCGAGCCAACACGATCCAACCGGAAGCTGCGAACGAACTTGCTTCCGCCTTTCTCAGCAGCACCAACAAAGTCGCCAAGGAACTTTGCCTTCTCGACTCCGAATATCTCAGCAGATCGGCGAGCGCCTTCCTTCTGGTCGAGGTTGGTGAAGTACCTCGCCAGATCGGTCATAAACCCATCTGTGTTGCTCCACAGGCCTCCAATGCTGCCATCCTTCTTCAGCAGCTTGCTGAGTTCGTTTCGGACCTTGGTGATGTCGATGGCGTTTACCACCGGGTTGTCTGCCTTTGTGATCTTGAAGCTGTACGGAGAGAACTCGCGTTCGCTGACTTTGATTCCGCTGCTGTACTTCGGTGAGTACTTCTTGGTGACCATATTTCGCACACGTTTAAGTGCGGCGAAGTAGGTAACGAACAGGCTGTTGCCGTTCTCGATTGCCAGATTGACTGCTCGGATCTTGTCCTTCATCCGAGAGCTGATCGTCTGGGACTGCTCAATGGCACTGAGCTGATCCGGACTGAACCTGCCGGTGATTTCACCGTCGACCATCCGAGCCCCCGGGATCTTCTCGGTGATGGATCGCAACGAGGTCAGATCCTTGTCGTCGCGTGCTCGGATCTCATCGCTAGAAAGGTTCCTGATGCTGCCATCGGGCATCTGCTCGGCCAATCCAAGGTCGACCAGTTCCTTAGCCGCCAACGGGTTTGAAACGTCTTCCGGCTTCAGCACGCGGCCACCGCGGCTGTCATCGAGCATGATCTTCTCGTCCAGCTTGCGACGGGCACGCACCAAGTCGCGCAGCATGGCGTTCACCTGAGGCGATGCCTGCTTCAGGTCCGGAAACAGGACTGAGTCAGTCGGCTTTACTCCAAACGTGCGCTCAATCGAAGCGGCAGCGTTTGCGATGGCCTTGCTGGCGTTCTGCGTCAGTGCGGCATCCAGAAGCTGTCTGGTGAGGCCTGAGAAGCCTTTGAGCATGGCGTCAGGCTTCTGACCAGCAATCAGTGCTGCAAAGTGTTCAGCAGCCAGCTCCGAGGCAATGTAGTCGGCCTTCTTGTTGATCGTGTCGAACTGGGCAAGTTCTGCTGCACGCTGCGGACTGCCTGCGGACAGCTTGTCTCGGTACTCGTTGAACCGAGCCTCAATCTCAGCGTCATTAAAAGCGCCGTCGGACAGCTTGCGGATGACGTCGCCTTCCTGAATCCAGCGTCCGACAAGAGCGTTCTTGATCTCAGTTGCACCGCCTGCGAGCTGCTCGCTCTTTTCGAGAGCGTGGAACAGCTCGTGGCCGAGAGTGTACAACGGGCTGTCGCCTTTGCCTTTTCCGAGGATGTCGGCGTTGATGACAATGGTCGGGCGGTCTCCAATCTCAACCTGAACACCACGGGCACGGCCCTTGTACTGATCAACAAAGTCAGTGTCTGAAAGGTACTTTACGTCAACATCGCCAAACCGACCTTTGACCAGTCCTTCGACGTCCATCAGCGCCGAGGCCGTATCGACGCCGTGTTGGTCTCTGACACGCTCAAACAGCGCCTTGGTCGTAGGATCCTGCTGCCCGTCGATGAATCGACCCAGGTCGCCTGCCCGGGCTTCCCTGGCGGCCTCACCGGTGAGCTTCTGGTAGGCACGCCCACCGAGAGCACCGGCAACACCCTGCACACCGCCAGACCCAAGGCCGGCAGCCGCCCCCTCTTCACCACCGGACAAATAACCCAAGCCTGTACCAATCGCTGCACCTTCAATACCTCCGGCAATACCCCTCAGTGAGGCATCCAAGGCAGCGTCACCGCCGTACTGCCCGACCACACCGAGCATCCGCTGGCGCATATTCGCACCTGGGGCAGCACCGATGGCCTCTAGCGGCCCAATGCGGGATGGCTGGGTCATCAGGTTCTCGCCTGCCCGGGCCAATGCCTCACCAGCCTCCCGCGCAGTACGGATGCCGGCAGGGATGGCAGCAAAGGCAGCAGCCTCGGGGGCAATGCCGAGGGCACCGGCAATACCGGCTGTGGAAGCAGCGGTGCGAAGCGCTTCTGGCGTCATTCCAAGCGCTTCCGCTGTCATACGCTCGGCAGCACCGGCAAAGCGTTCCAGAGGCCTTGCAGCGCCAGCAACGGCACGTCCTGCGAGTTGTGTACCTTTGCCGACAGCACGGGCCGATAGCTTTCCAGCACCGAACACCTCGCCGATACCAGGCAGCAGCATCGTCGGGTCGGCGATCAACGACACACCCTGCACGAACTCCGGGTTGGTGAACTCCGGAGGCACCACGATACCTTCTTGGCCTTCCTCAAGCCTGCGTGAAGTGCGTGCAAAGTCGCGTGCCTCAAGAAACTGGTTGTACTGCGAGTCAGGCGTGCCGGTGCCGGTGACCAAGTCCTTGAACTTGAACAGCGGCGAGTCCGGGTTCTCCGACTGCGCCACGAGGCCGTAGAGCTGCCGAGTGCCTTGAGCAGCGCCCTCGATGTAGTTGAGCGGGTTGGCGGCAGCTCCGGTAGCACCTTCGGCCAACGCACTGCCAATCATGCCTGCAGCGGCATCGACCGATTGCGCGATGGTGTTGATCCAGTCGGTCTGCTTGGTCTTGTTGTACTCCTTGAACAGGTCGAACTGCTCGCGGGTAGGAACGAAGTCAGGGTTCTGCAATGCCTGCGCCACATCCTCGCCAGTAGGCGGGAACTGGTCGGCAAGAATGCGTTGGGCTTCCTCTTGGTTAATCGAGTCAGGAAACTCGACCAACTGAGCACCGACCTGCACCTGATATGGCATAGGCTATTCGAACTTTTTGGTCAGCGGATTGTAGCGAACAACACCACCGGCAGAAGGTGCTGCGGCTTGCTGTTGAGGCTTCAACACCTCAAGGCCGAGCGCCTTTGCCTTGGTTTCAATTCCATTTCCAGCACGCTCCAACAGTGACTTCAGCGCTTTGAGGTTGGACGATTGCAGCGAGAAAATCCGGGTCGGATTCGGAACAATGCTCTTCAGGATCTCACGATCTGGTTCAGTCACAGTGCCGGGGCCAAGGATTTCCAATCGCAATGCGCCTTGAGCGCCAATCGCCAACTGCTCGGCTTCGGCTTTGATCTCAGGCGTCTGTTGTTGAGCTTTGCCCATCTGAGCGATCTCAATCAGTCGCTTGATGCTGCGACGGCTATCAAGCACGTTGGAATACTGTTCTCGGAAGTCTTTTGCCTCGGCCTCGGTAGGTGCTTGGCCGCGGAACTCAGGAGAATTGATGGTGAGTCCGCGCACTTTCAGAATGTCTCCGATGTCAGTCTTGGGATTCGGAACGAACTGTTCCTTGTCTCCAAAGCGAATTACAGAACCAAGGTTTCCAATCTGCTCAATAGTGGTCGGCCTACGCTGACCAGCAACCTCAAGCACCTTGTCGAGGCTAGCAAACACCTCGGGATTCATTCCCTGCTGCTCCGCAAACTGAGCCATGTTCCGGCGCAACTGCTCATACGGCACCTGCTCGGTACGAGTGATAGGAGTCGTAACCTCAACCGGAGGCAAGAACTGTGCAGCAGGCTGTTGAGCAGCAGGCTGAGTGGTGAAGTCCTCGCGCCGAGGCATGGTGGCAGGCTTGGCCTGAGCAGCCTGAAGCTGGGCCTGAAGCTGCTGAACCCTAGGAAGATTCTGAGCAATACGCCCAGCAACCTGCTGCGGAGTCTCGGTGACAGTGGCTTGACCAACGGCCAAGCCTCCGCCCATGCCACCTTGCAACGAAGGAATACGGAATTGCCTAGGAGCCTCAGATACCAACGGCTGAAGCTGGGCCAACTGGGCCTGAATGTCGGCAGCATTGACCGCAGGAGCAGTCTGCTGCTGGTACTGCCTCAAAGCCTGCAGGTAACCCTGTTCGTTGAACGTAGGAGCAGCTTGAGGCTGCATGGCAGGCTGCACAGGTCCGACAGGCTGCACCGTCTCGGTGACCTGATCGCTGACGCTCACCTCGGTGGGCATCGTCATGCCGTAGCGCATCAGCTCACCGAGCTGCTGCTGGGTGGTAATCTGGTTCTTGATCTGCTGAGTCTGAAGATCCTGCAACTCACGCGCCTTGGCCTTATCAGCCCGATCCAGATAGAACTCAGCGTTCAACAGCGTGGCCTTCTTCTGCGGAATAGACATCGACGAGAACTTCTCAATGTCGCCGAGCAGTTTCGACTCGGGCGTGTTCTTGTCCATGATGTTACCGCTCTGGGCAACGGTGTTCAGATACGGGGCCAGCGACTCAAGGCGTGACGTCAGGAACTCGTTTTCAGCCTTGTTCTGCCCGTACCGCTGCAGCGACTCACCGATGGCATTGCCGATCTGCTGGATGCCCTGGCCGATGTTTCGACCGGCCTGCGAGTAAGCCTCGATGTAGCCGGAGGGCACAGCTTGAGGTCCGCCGCCTTGATATCCCGCAGAATAGCCGTAAGTCGCCATAGATTAGCCCCCAAAGAGTTTGCCGAAACCGCCGATTGATCCTGCGCCTTGGAACGCTCCACTGCCAAGGCTTCCCAAAGCACCGAGTCCGCCACCGATCAGTCCCGACGTAGCAGAAGCACCGGCAGCACGGGCAGCGCCAATGGCCTGCTGGTTTCCTGCGTAAATGTTGGATGCGTAGGCGCTTTCTGGGTTGAAGAGCTGTCCTGGGTTGAAGCCCGAGGCCTGGCCCACGAATCCCTGAGATCCTGCAAAGGCCTGCGAAGGCCGTCCAAGCACCTGCTGGAACACGTCGCCGTAGACGCCCTGTCCGGCCTGCAAGGCGCCCATGGCCTGCTGCTGGCGCTGCTGTTGGAGGCCGGCACCGATCATCTGGGAGCGCAGGGCTTCTTGCAGCGCGGCATTGGGTCCCTGGGCCATGCCACGGGCCGAAGAGGCTACGCGGGCCTGCTGCTGCGCCATCCGCTGCTGCTCCGGGGTTAGCCGGGAGCCGGCAAGGAGATTGGAGGTCGCGTTCTGGGCAAGGATGTCGGCAATGCGGGTCTGCTCCGGGGCAAAGCCTTGGATGGCAGCACGGGCTTGAGGCCCGAGCTTGGCAATATCAGCAATGTCGCCAGCCCGGGAAGATGCACGGCTGGCAGCCTCGGTGCGCCCCATTGCTGGCGCAATCTGCTCTTCGTACAGACGCAGCAACTCAGGAGTTGCCTGCTTGAGCATATCAATGGTCAGCGCCTGATACTTGGGCGCGAACTGTGCCTCCGCGGCGTACTTCTCCGGCGCCAAATCAATTTGGTTTCGGAGTGTTTCCCGGGTTTCCTGGGCGTAGTTGCGTGCTGGAGGTGCTTCGACTGTCATATCATTTTGGAGGCCACCCGGTAGATCGGCATCGAGCCTTTCTTGTAGGTGGTCAGTTTGCCGTTGCGATAGCCGATAGCCGGGAGGATTGCAGCCTCCGGTCGGTCATGGAAGAACTTAGCCGCCACTGCCATGGCAAACAACGCGCAGTCGGCAGCGAACTGGTGCCAGTACCAATGGTCGCCATTGGGGTCGTTGGGCTGCCAGGACCAGGCCTGGGGCTCCGGGCCCGTCTGGCGCCAGCCTACAAGCACGGCCACCACATGGTCGTCCTGGCAGGCGATCTTGAGTGTGCCCTGCTCCGCGTGGAACATCACGTAGTCCTCGACTGCCTCGCGGGTCCATCCCTTGAAGCTGTCGGGCACTTTGGCCAGAAGGTAGTCTGTGATCTGCGGGATCATTCTCAGTCTTGAGGCTGCACTCGAGTCTGGAAGACATACACCTCGCACTGTTGGCCAGCTCCGGTGACGGTGTCGAACGCACGGGCGACGATGTAGATGAATGTTTCGGAGTTCGCGTTTGGAAACACTGAATTCACCGTGAATGGTGCTGTGTAGGTCGAGAAGTCTGAGGTGTTTTGGATTTCTCGGATATACCCGAGCACCGGAGTCAAAAGGAACTTGATCGTCGTCGTTGGAGGGACAGGCCTGCCGTAGAGATCAGAGATTGTGATCAGTGATACAGCAGGGTTGATGATGACATTTAGGCTCTCGGGATCGAGCGTTGAGCTGTCGGAATAGATGATCGGAAACGTCGGTCCAGTCGGAACCGGCGCTCCTTCATTGAACCAGGCAGCGTGCATCAGGCGTTGAAGTTGGCGATTTGCTTGCCGTAGACGTTCGAACCGATGCAGGTGAAGACAAACAGGTCGGCCTTGTTGGCACCAGTTGTCAGTGTCGGGGCGCTGCCGGCCTGAAACTGCATCGTCTTACCGCCCGAAGCCGAGAAGGTTGCGGTCAGTGTGCCGCTGGCGTTCTGCTTCACCTTCACCAGCACGGTCTTGCCCTCGTCGTTGGCTCCGAAGGTCAGCGTGACAGCCACGTTGCCGGTAGGCGTCAGATCCCAAGTTAGGCTTGTACCGACATTAACGGTCGGCGTGGTCGAGCTACTGGTCTGTGGTGCGGTTGAGAGCTTGGCCGAGGTGACCGAGTTGTCCTTCAGGCGGATCGTGGTGCCGCTGGTCTCAATCGTTGTCTCGTCGGGCACCAACGAAAGCAGTGTCTTGGTTTGAGCTGCCGTCAGGTCGACCGGGGTCGCGCTGCTGCCGGTGTTGTTGCCCTTGATGGTGTTGGCCGCCATCGTCGCCAGCTTGGCGTTGGTGACAGCGTTGTCGGCCAGTTTGGAGGTGATCACCGCCAGATTCTGAATGGCATCAGAATTCACTGAGTTGGCACCGATGGTCAGCGTGCCGCCGTCGATGGTGCCCGTGATGTTTACGGTGGGTGTGCCAAGGAGGTTGAGCGTCGAGGCCGACAATGTGGTTGTCGGGCTGATCGTGGTGCCTGGGGTGACGTTTACGAAGAGTGGCATGGTGGTTTAGACGTCGTTCTTGCCGTAGAGTCGGAATGCAATGCCGATGACCTTGGCGCTGTAGATATCGAGGGAGCCCTGGTCGGTGGTGATCAGGGGCTGCACAGAAGCCGAGTGCTTACGCAGGCGGGCCTTGTGGCTGAAGAACTGGTGCAGGCCGGCCTTCCAGCCGTTGTTTCCGCAGCGGAACTGGGTGGTCACCGAGTAGTCCTCGCGGTAGGGCAGCAGGAAATTGTCGGCGGTGTTGTTGGTGTTGTAGGTGCCGCTGCCGTAGGTGTAGTAGACCGTGCGATCCTTGGTCTGGTCAGTGGCAACGGTGTAGAACTCATTCACGCCGTCGAACTGCGCGGTGATGGAGTAGCGGGTGTTCCAGTTGCCTAGCTCGAACTGGATGTCGGTCCACTGCTTGTGGTCGACGTTGTCCTCCCCGGTGTAGCCGCGGAAGCGAACCTCGGTGCTGATCTGGGTCAGCACGCCAGTGCGGTCGACGTCCACAAGACCGAGCGTGTCGAACTGGTGGATTAATCCGCTCTCATCGGCCCAGCACAGCGTGTCGGTGCCTGCAACGATGACTCTGGACCAGTACTTCGGAACGAGCAACGAGCCCTCCCAGTAGCCTTCCCAGGCCTTGTTCAGGAAGTTGTAGACCAGCGTGCGTTGGTTGGTTCCGTCACCGCCCTCGACCGGCACGCTTAGGATGTAGCGGTTCGAGAAGTAGGTCCCGCAGGCGTTGCTCCAGAAGGCTTGGTCGATGTCGTCGACGATGTTCTGGATCTGGTCGGACAATGGCACCACCACCGATTGGCTGATGCCAAACTCGGTCTGGCGCAGGCTGATGATGCCGCGCTGGGACAGGAAGATGACGTCGGAGCCCGTGCCTGCGATAGAGGCCTGAGACACGCAGCCGAACTCCCGGGTGATCTCGGTCAGGCGGGTGGTCGACAGGTCGCCGTAGAGGTTCTCCACGGCCAGCACCGAGCGTTCCTTGAAGACCAATAGCGTGGTCATGTTGAACGGGTACAGGGCCACCACCCGGTCATTGCTGCCGGTGTTGAGCTTGAACTCGTTCAGAATAGGCGAGTAGTGCAGCGGGTCGAGCACGTCGGAGACGGCTAGGTAGTCGTTGCCGTAGAGCAGCAACAAGCGGTTTTGAAAGTAGAGACCTTCGCGTCCTGGGGGCACTGATGAGCCCGAGGCGCTTGAGCGCTTAATGCTTCCAGTGATGTTTGACGTAGTGACGTCCACTAGCGTCGAAGGCATGGCCACCGTGGCGGTGGGCGTGTTTGAATATGCTCCGCCGTTGACGATAGCCACCGAGCTGACGATTCCATTGGTGACCGTCGTGGTCAGGCTGGCAGGCGTTGTGATGGTGCCAGTGGCGCTGACCGTGATCACCGGGGCCGAGAGGTAGCCGGAGCCCTGGTTGAGGATCGTGACCGCGCTGATCGTGATGTTGGGTGACGTGCCGGTGGTTGTGATCTGAATGATTGCTCGGTTGGCGTCGTTCAGCGAATCGGTCTCCTCGGTCGTGCCCGAGAACAGGCGCAGCGTGTTGTTGTCGACCGGATAGGCGTAGTAGATCTTGTTGGTGACGTTGGCCCCACCGTTTTCAATGTTGGTCAGTGTGACCTGATCGCCCGGGATGAAGTTGTGGTTAAAGACCGCAATAGTGTCCGCAGTAGCGTCGGAACTGTTGATCGACAGCGTGGATGGGATGCGGTTGAAACCGGCGTCGAGCGCAGACGGGTTGGTTGCCGTGCTCTGCATCAGGATCGGCATCCCGTCGTTCAGGTTGTTGACGATGTCCTGAGCCAGGTCATAGCCGGTCGTGTTGCTGGCCAGCTCAATGTAGTAGCGGGCGTTGTTCTCCGGGTTTAGTGGCAACGAGTTGGTCTTGGCCCGAGCATCAGCAAGAGTCAGGTGCAGCGAGACCTCCTGATTAACCACATTGACGTAGAGCTGGAAGCCTTGACCAGACCCGGGTGACGCATTCCAGAGTGGAGCAGCATTGCCAACTTGGCCGACGTTCACGATGTCTCCGGTGGCCAGATCGGGCACCACGTTCAGTGTGATCTCGGTGGATGCCTCTTGGGAGAGAAGGAAACTGTTTTCACACAGCAGCGCATCACCACCTTCGGTGTCGATTGAGTCGTAGACGATGCCGGTAACGCTGTCGAAGTAGTATCGGGCGTTGCCCGGGCGCAGCATGACCACGCCATTGGTGGCCTGGATGAGGCGCACAGGCAGGTAGATGTCGTGCCCGTTCATGGGCACCTCTACAGGCGATTGATTGGGTCGAATACACCAGACTTTACCCTGGCCGCCATCGGATGAGCGCTCCTCGTTGACTGCTACCAGAAGAGCGTTTGCCCCGGTGTCTGGGTCGCGGTATTGCAGGACGCCAAGGATATCTTCAAAGGGAGCGGTCGAGTTGTAGAACTGAACCGTTTTGTTGGCGGGCGACGGCGCGAAGCTAAATGCCGCAGTGCTGAAGGTCGCGTTGGTGTTGTCGTCCAGCGTACAGAGCGTGCCGTTGGAAAATATCTGGGTGTTGGCGTCCACGTCGCAAACCACCTGCGAGTTTGCCGGGATCTGAGTGCCGGAGACAGGAACACCGACCGATGATCCAGATGTGAGCGTGACGATGCGTGATCCGCTCGACCAGCGGCCGCCCCACTTGGGCTGCACGATGCCCCAGCGGTTCTTGATGACCTGATCCTCGAAGCGTCGGTTGACGGCGTTGGAAACGTAGGAGGCCGGGATCAGCGCAGGATCAATGCGCGATACCACTCCAACGAATCCATCGTCGATTGCACCGATTTGAGGCAGGTCAGGCATATCACCGGGACGGTACGATTATCTGGCGCACATACTTCTCCTGCAGTGCCACCTTGTCGATCTCCTTGGTGAGCTCAACCTCCCCTAACTCCAAGAACTGGTTACCCAGGTCGATCTTGCCGTCGACCCGCAGCATCTGGCCGGCGGCCTTGAGTGAGCAGATCTCCGAGAAGCGGTAAGGGAAAGCGTATGCAGTGGCCTCGGCGGAACTGGACAGGAGCGGCGGGGTCTTGCGGAACTCCAGCCAGACGTAGGGCAACTGGTCTCCGACCAGCACGCCGTTGTCGGTGAAGGTGTAGGTGGCCTCCTGCTGGCGCCAGGACACGCGGGGGTCGCCCGGCCAGACCGAGAAGGTTTCACCGATGGGGACAGCCCGGGTTGTGCCGTCGGGGTTGTTGGTCTGCGAGATATTGCGCAGGAACTTGTTCAGGATTCCCCAGTAGGCTGTGTTGGTCGGGACGGTGCCGGACGGTGCAATGGCATAGAGCTGATAGTGCTCCTGCGTCACCGGATACAACACGATCTGACCGATGGTGTAGGAGGTGGTGCTGTCCCAGTCGCCGTCATTGTTACCGTAGGAAGGCTGTGCCTCGGACCAGTAGATTGAGTTGAGCGTGCCGTTGGGGCCGCTAGTGGTCGGGCTCTGGCCGGCACCCGGCGTGATGTTGACCCACTGGTAATACTTCTCCTCGACCGGGAAGTAGACCACGTCCCCGGCGTTGTAGGTGTTTTGGTAGGAGTAAGTGGGCGCAAAGAACTCCTGCTGATACACCGTCTGCTCGGGCCAATCGAAGCACTCCCAGGCGCTCCGCAGGCTCATTGAGATGAACGTGCGGAAGAAGTTAGACTCCTCGGTGGTAAGCGTTGAGAAAACGCGACCAGTGAGCTCACAGGCACGTTGCAACACATAGTCGTAGGTGACGGTTCTCATTGCTTTGGAAGTACATACCAACCAACCGGCAGCGTCACAGTAGACGGCCCCACCAGCTTCTTTTCAGAATCGAATCCGTAGACGCTAGCCTTGGTAGGCTTGGCCAGCATCACAGGATCACCGCTTGGCACCAGGACCACCTTCGTCTGCTGGCAACCCAGGCAGATCGGCAACACGGCCAGCCAGATCATTCTTGAGATCATCAGGTGCTTTGCCATGTTGCACATCGGTGGGTGGTGTTTCGCGGAGCCAGTCGAGCAGAGCCTTGAGGATCTGGTAGATCCAGTTCACGCCTTGGGGTCGATGGTAGCGGTCTTGTCGGCATCCTTGGCCATGATTAGGCCGATACCAGCGGTGACCGCGGCAATGGTCGAGGCGATGTCAATGTTGGTGCTTGCGTCATTGTCGAAGGCAGCCCGTAAGGCACCACCAACAGCAACAAGGATAGCACCGACACCGGCGAGAGTTGTTTTCGTGTTTTTCATTTGGATTTGAACAGCCTATAGGCTCCGTAGATGGCGCAGGCTAAGCCAATGAGCGCAGTGATAAGCTGAACCCAGTCGGTAAGCCACGGAATAAACGAAACAGCGGTAGCACCTGCCGCTGCTGCTAGGCTGAGTCCAGGGCTGGTGCTGCTGTTCGTTGGTTCCATTACTCGGATTTAGGCTGTGCTGCGTTGAGGATGATGTCTGCCAGAGGAACGCCAACCTTAGCGTTCTGATAGCCACCGGCCTTGATGGCAATGTCGATGAGTTGGAGGAGGCTATTCACCTGCTCGGTGCTGAGTTCGATCTTGATCATGCGGCGGCAGTATCGGCAACCACCACAGGCTCGGCAACCACAACCGGAGGCGGCACCGGCGGTAAAGGCTGCGCCGCCCACGGCAACGGCAGCGTCACCACGGGCGGATTGATCTGATTCTCGATCTGCAACGAGACGTTCGCCTCGATAGCCGCTTGATCGACACCGTTGCTATAGCACCAACCAAGCACCTGTTCCTGCGTCAGATCCTCGTAAGGCGTGAACTCACCAGTCGGCGGAGCGAACGAGCAGGAGCCGTAGCAAGTGCCGCTGTAGGTGTCGTCGGTGCCGTTGCATCGCCAGTCGGCGGTGATGACGACATCGGTGAGTGAGCCTTCGGTCGGCTTAACGAGAAGGCGTTCGATGATCCAGAGGATGGTCATAAATTAGCGGGCTTCGAGGGTTTGGACGCGGGCGGTGAGTTCTTGGATAGCTTTGACCAGCACAGGAATGAGGTCTTGTCGAACAGACTTGTACGGAGCTTCGCCTTCGGGAGCAGCGTCCTTCCACTCGTCGATAAGGTTGGGGAACACGGTTTCAAACTCTTGAGCAATGAAACCTCTGTCGCCTTTGATGTCCTTACCCTTACCAGCTTTCCAATCGAATGTGCGCGGCTTGAGAGCAAGAATCGCATCCAGACCAACGTCGATGTCTTGGACGTTTTCCTTTAGCCGAGCATCGGAGATGGCTGAAATGGTTGTGTTTGTCGCAAACACTGTGCCGCCCATTCCAACGTAGAAACGATACGCGGCTGCACCGGTAGAATAAAGCTGATACGATGATGCTGCTGCATTGGTGGTATCAACCAACGTCGAGAAAACAGTTCCATTGGCTTTTAACTCACAACCAACAACTTGAAGGTTTGTCGCAGTCTTACCCACCAGCAAATTCCCACTCGCATCGAGGGTCATTGCTTGGGTGAAATTACCCGTTCCATTGATAAGCGCATCAGCAAGTCCGGTCGCAGCGGTGTTCCATTGATGAACACCGTTTAGTTGTCGATATGAAGACGCGATATTTGCTGAAATGTATTTGAATGCGCCATCAAAATAGACGTTTGCACCAATGAGTGTGTCAGCCCCGCCAGCATAACCAGCCAATGACGCAGTTCCAGATTGCAACCCTTTAAAAGTCGCCCACGCACTCGGCGTAACCCCCACGCCCAACCCCGTAGAGTTGAGGGTCATTCGAGTGCCGCCTACGCCGTCGTACCATGTGCAAACGCCGTTGACGTCGATTCGCATTACTTCTGCATTGCCAGCAGCGAATCGCAAATAGTTCGCTCCAGCCGTACCGTCAGCCTCAATCCAATTTGCATAAGAGCCAGAGGCATTAAATTGCAATCGTCGAGCGTTGCTGGTTCCTCCGCTGATACTTACAGTTCCAACAACATCCAGCACAGAACCAACCGCCGGACTTGCCGTACCAATACCCACCCGATTGTTCGTCGAATCAACCTTCAGCGTCGAGGTGTCCACCGTCAGATCGCCGGTGATGGTGGCGGAGGCGAGGGTGGCGGTGCCGCCGGAGCCTAGGATCTGGTTGCTGGTGATCTTCTTCGTGGTGCCACTCGCAGCCATCGAAGTATCCGAGATGTCCACAATCGGCAGCACGTCTGCCGCGGGATCAACCGTAGTGATGGCCGCCAAGGCCGTAATTTTCGTGTCTGCCATAAATGTTTAGTTTGCTTGGATGATGAGTTTGCCTGTGTCCTCTTGGAGCAGGAAGTCCCCGTTCTCCAAGTCTAAAGAGTCGAAAGTGCCGAAAGTGATGACGATCTTGGACGTGCCGTCCTCGAGGAATACGAAGAAGTCGTCCTCCTGCAGCAGGTCGCGCCGGATGATAGGCAGGTCGGCGCCGCCGCCAGCCCCACCGAGGGCTTGCTGCACGCCGAGTCCTAGTCCTAGGCCGAGACGCATTTTAGACCCACTTGCGGTTGTAGGCGATGATCGCCCCGGAGGATACAGCCACCGAGGTGAAGACGCCCGAGATCGAGTCGCCGGCCTGAATGGTCACGCCGGATGGGAAGTTGGTGATGTTGGATGTGATGGCTCCGAGGATGGTCGTGGCGACGGCATGGATCTCCATGTAGTTGCCGGTCACAGTGCCCGCGGAGGCGTCGATGTACCGGCCACCGTATTCGCCGGCCAGTTGGCGGTTAGATCCGACATTCATAGAGTGAACTTCTGACTACTGCGTTTTGTGCCACCGCTCCATCCAACCTGCAAGCGTGTAGCCCCGCAGCGCACTCGCACCTCGGGGTTATCCCGCTCGACCTCTTTCAAAAATTGGGAATCCTTCCAACAGTCGTATCCAAGTTTGGCTCCCCAGGCGTGGTAGAGTGTCGGGTCGATGCGCATCCGTAGGCGGCCGATGCCGTCGATGCTGCGACGGTCAACCTGCGAGTCCTTGGCGATGCGTTGCTGATGGATGCCGGCCTTCACCCACTCCTTAGAGATCCCGGATTGGAACTCTTTGATGACGGCGCGGCGCAGTTCGCCGGGTAGGTCGTCGAGAGCGTTGGCGATGACGGACGTTACGGAATTGTGAGCCATGAGAAAGGAAAGAGGGGGAGGCCCCGAAAGGCCTCCCCATTGAGATTAGACTAGCTTGCGCCGTTGAAGAAGCCAAACCCGCTCGGGTTCTTCACCACGAGACCGGCAATGGCCTCAACGAGGCGGGCAGGGCCGCCGCCGGCGTCAGGCAGAGTCTTGACCTGGGGCAGCTTGGCGTAGCGCACCTCGACCATGTCCATCGGTATCACGTAGCCCTTGAAGGCCTGGGCGGACAGGGCAGTGCTGTTTTTACCTCCCAAAAAGGTCGTGGGATGTAAAATTAACCGGCCAAAGTCCCCTTCAAAAAGATCAATGGATGCCTTAAAGGTGTCGCTTGACAGGTCCTGGTTGAACGTGCGGACGCTGGTGGCAGCGATGGTGCTGCTGTTCGCGGTCGTAGTGGTGCCACTGGCCGTGAGGTTGGTGAACGCACGCTTGAGCGTGGTGCCGAGGATACAGTCGTAGTCGCGGAAGGTGCCGGTGGCGCTGTAGATAGCGGTCAGCACGTTCTGGGCGGTGGCCTCAACGAATGAGGCGCTGGCGGTGGTGTCGACCGCGCCGGAGGCCGGCAGGAAGGGCGAACCGGAAGCGCACGCGCCGATGTTGGATGCGTTGGTGTTGTTGAGCCAGTTGCCCATCGAGCCGGTCAGGTACGGGTTCGTACCGTTGTCGGCCTGAGCGGCTTGGTTGGTGCACAGGAAGGTCGACTCCATGTCGCGCTTGATCTCAACGAGCTTCTTGGCGATGCCGTTGGCCAACTCATCGGTCACACCAGCGACGTCCTGGGTCTCGGCGATAAAACCGATGCGCAGGTCCCGGCGGAAAGCCTGGCCGTAGTTGTTCAGACGGGTCCGGTTGACCACCGGGTTGGAGGCGCTGGCAACGGTCACATCAGTGCCGTCGACCACGCCGGCAAGCACGGGGGCGCCGTAGTTGTCGACCTGCCAAGAGAACTGCATATTGCCGATGTCACGGCCCTTCGGGGCCATGGACACGAATGGGGTCGACTTGGCGTCGACGATGGCGATGTAGTCCGCCAGATCTTCACGGGCGGACGAGGTTGAAGCGAGCGGCACAGAGCCGCCCTGGTTGGGCTGGAGTAGGGGCATGGTTTAGAGCATCCTTTTGAGTACTTGGGCTAATTCGGTGGTCGTCCCGGACTTTCTGAACTGCGACTTGGCAGCATCCAGACCGACCTTGGCCGCATCCTTCTTTGCAGGGATTGCGGTGGGTCGACCAGGCTGACTGGGTGCCTTGACCAGTAGGCGGGTGGCAGATGGCTTGCCCTTGGCGGACTCCTGAGCCAGACGCAACTTGCGCCCGGCAATGAAGTCACCGACCAGCACCTGGTACTCCGGTAGTGAGGCAATCTGCGGCAATTGCCGCAGGACGGCCTGCGCCTCGGTGTACTCGGCAGCCGAACGGTCTTTCCACCATGGGTAGAGCGTCTCGGCGATAGGCTTGATCTGCTGGTAGTTCTGCAGGAAGCGGGCTCTGGATGGGATGTGCAGGTCTATGGCGTCTTCTACACGCCGTTTGATCTGCTTCACATCGTCTGAGCTGTACTCCTTGCCCTCTACTTCGCAGCCGTCGATGTTGTCCTCGCACCACCGCTTCAAATTCCGGGCTTTGCTCCACTCATCGTTGAGTTTCGACACTTCCCAGACATCCGAAAACGGGTCTGCAGCGGACTGCATTGAGGTTGGCCTGTCGTTGGTCTGCTCCAGCTTGGTCTTGGCGTCGTTGAGCTCCCGCTCGAGCGACTCGGCCTTCTCCAGCGCCTCTTTCTTCTGGCGCGTGAGCTTGTCGATCCTCTTGCGGTAACCCAGCGATTCCTCGTCGCTGTTCTCTTCGGTCTCGGAAAGAACCTCCTGCTCAGGCGACTCGGCCTGAGCGTCCGTTTGTTCTGCGGTCGGCTCCGCATCCTCGGCCTGATCGTCCACGGAAGTGGCTTCCGGCTCCGGCGCTTGTCGCTCGACGGCTGACGCCTTGTCTTCCTCCCCGCTGAATCGTGTCTTCAGTAGCTTGGCCAACGCCGATTCGTCGAACTGCATCGGGTTGATTGGGGGCTGTGCCGTGTTTTGGGCAGGTTTCGCTTCCTGTGTATTCGTTGGGATGTCCATGCTTTTAGACCCTGCAAGCCGGGTGTGCTGCAACCATGGTTGTTAAGGCCAACCAAGAAGCCGTTGTGTGAGTGAGAGCCTAGAACTGACCAGAAGTCAATTCCCTCCCGTTTCTTAACGCACTGATTTGTGCGATGAGATCCTTGATCGCGGCTGCCCGGCCTGCGTTGTAGGCACGGTCCTCCGCGGAAAGTGATGGGAGGATGGCCATTAGCACCTCGTCCCGTAGCGTGTCGTCGATGACCTGGCCCATGGCCTTGAGCACCGGGTGCTCCTCGGACACTGAGAGAGCCTCCGAGAGTTGTTCGTCGGTCAGTTTCATTGTTGGACTCCGAGGCGGCCGGTGACGGCGTTCTGCTGCTGCTGTACGCTGAACTGCAGGTTCTCAATGTACTTCTGCAGGTTGGCCTGGAAGAGCGGGTCCTGCTGAAGCTGGGCCTGGTATTTCGGGTTGGATTGCAGGACTTGCTGGCTGAATTGCAGGCGCATGGGCGCGGTGGGGTCGTTCTCCCGGAGCTGCGGCGGGTTGCCGAGGGACATAAGCGCGATCTCGTCGTTGGTCTCGTTGAACATCTTCTGCGCGGCAGGGCCCTGCTGCATGACCAGCTCGCTTGCGAGGTTGGGATCAATGGCCCGGAGTGCGACAGAGATCAGCTTGGCCCGGTCGATGACGCCGGCGGTGTCGAGAGGGAGGACGAGGGTACTGATGGCCTTGAGCTTCTCGGTGACCAGGTCGGTGCTCATCTCGCGGACGTCGAACTTGAGCATCACGTCGAAGTCCTGGATGTCGGGCGGGAGCGGCGTGGCCGAGGCCGTGATGCGCTGGATCTCGGCAGGGCCGATGTATTGCAGGGTGAGGGCCAGCACCTGGCGGAACGCCTCGGTCCAGCCGTGCAGCCAGTTGTTGATCAGGCGCTGCTGGCGCATCTGGGTGATCACCGGGGGGACTTTCTCGGTCGGGCGGCCAAAGTAGCGGTCGGTCTGGGCCTCGATGGCTGCGATAAGCTGGAAGGCTACACCGGGCTCGCGGGCGGGCGGTTGCAGGAAGCCGATCTCGCCGCGGCGAAGGACAGGGATCTGGACGGCAGGGCCGATCTTGAGGTTGCCGCCGCGGGTTTTGGGGACCTCGATGGGTGGCAGGGTGGCCAGGGACGTGTAGTCGAAGATCGAGTCGCGCTGGGCCTTCACCTCATGCTGCCAGGTGGAGCAAACCTCGGGCACGCCGCGGCTCTCGGTGATCTGGCGGTGGATGAGCTCGGAGCGCCAGATAACGAAGGGATACTGCCCGTGCGCGTAGTCCAACAAGTCGAAGTAGCCCCACTTGTCGCCGACCTGGGGGCTGAAGACGGTGTAGAACACGCCCGGTATGCCGTCGGAGTCGATGGATTTCTGGTAGGCGTAGCAGACTTCTATGAGGTTCTCGCGGTCGAGGATGGAGTTCTCGGCCAGGCCGACGGCGGCGTAGGTATAGGCCGAGTAGTCGCTGAAGCGGCCCATCGTGTTGAT